AATCAGTAATGGTGTGAATTTTATCAAGATTATTGTAAATATCTTTGTACGAGGTTCCCTCAGGAGCTAATACTTTGACGGTAGTCTTTTCAGTAGTTCCTAACTGAGAGATCTTTATGTTGTATGTTGCATAGCCTTGCTGCTCAAGAATAGCAATTGCGTTGTTTAGCTTTGTCTGGCTCACATTAAGCGATTTTTCAGTACCTAAGCCAACATCAACATAGTCGTATTTGTCAAGTTTTTCTTTTAAAATATCAGACGTGGCGTCCAATACCTGAGCCCTAGCCTGTCTGGAAGGATTGAGAAGGGATCTAACTGTAGATTCGTTAATCCCCATTCGCTTTCCTATAGCAACATTAGAATATCCTTTTGCCTTCAATCTGTTTGCTAAATACATATCAGACTTTGTAGCAGCATTATTTGCAATTGTGATTTTAGCTCTGAGTTCTGATGTATTTTTCAAACCAAGGTTTTTCGCAATCTCTGCTTCAGATGAACCTGCTTTCTTCATATCTCGTACTCTAGAAAGAAAATCTTTGCTTCGCTGTGGGTTTTTTCCAGATCCCCATGGATATCGTCCTGAATGACGGGGGGTTCCATAATGATAGAGATACTCCTCGTCTTCAAAAATATCATTTTCATTTTTTAAATCGTCCATTGATTATACCTCCGATTTCATTTTATCGATAAGCTTGTCAAAAGATATAATTTTATCCATGATAGGAACAATATCGTCGATTTCCGGATTATCTACGATAATTTCATTAGACTGATAAAGTCTCAGTTCCATATCAATTTCAGATGGCTTAATTTTATACTCCAGACAAAACAAAGCGGCATAAATATAAAGCTGTTTGATGTTTGCAGGCGTTACGCCAGTTTTAAGATCGTGGATTCTCAATAGACCATCTTTAAAAGAAATCGCATCTGCTGTTCCGAAACAATTGTCTGAGTAAAAGAGAACTTGCTCTGGTGTCATTCTAAAACCAATTGCATCATTGACGTACATATTCAATGTCTTTTTTGTTTTTGGAAGTTTTACACCAAGTTCAATGCATTCTTTAGCAAAAGCATGAAGTCTTGTTCCTTTCTGAGTGGCCAAGAAATTTTTGTATGACAGAGCAAGCTTGTCTTCATCATAATTAATCCAATGGTACTTACTCGCTCCTAAGAAGGCGTGCGAACCTTCAAGATTTGAATGTCTGTTCCAGTTCATCTAAAATTACCTCCTTGTTTTCAGGAAATATAAATGCCGAATATGACATGTCGTTCATAAGCTTAACATAATATTCCTGGTTTGGCTGATGATGTGCTTTTGCTTCTTTTTTACATTCTAAGGTTGCCCAATGCTCTTTGTAGAAAATTGTAAGATCAGGCATGCCTTGAATGTAGGATGGGTCATTCTTTATGACTATGCACCCGGGGAATCGCGTTTTTAGGTCTCTGATTAAACCTGCTTGAAAATCTGACTCTTTTCGCATAAATACTCCTCCTTCAAAAAATATAAAGAGCTGCCTTAAAGCAAACTCCTCACCCTCTTCATTATAATCCTTGTTTTAAATGCGCACATAATTATTTGTAAGCGCCAAAAAATATAAAGAGCTGCCTTAAAGCAAACTCCTCACCCTCTTCATTATAATCCTTGTTTTAAATGCGCACATAATTATTTTAAAAGAAAAAAAAATAGAGGCCTTGTTTAAGACCCCTATTTTAAAATATAAAATTATTCAAATCCGAAATGATAACCTTTATGTTTTCTTTGTATTCCTATGCAGCATCTGTAGATTCCGTATCGGTTTCCATTTATTGCTTTGGCAGCGCTGACATACGTTTCATAGGTTTCTCCAGTATCGAGATTTCTTACTGGTGGGTGATTCGGAGGACGGCCAGGGCGGGGTCTCTTTTCGTTCATAGAATTAGCCTCCCATTTTGTTAATAAACATTGTTTCGTTAAAGGCTTGCTTTTGCTCTATTGCATTTTCTATTCCGAGGTCTATTGGAGAATTAGACCTCAAATGATAATAATACAAATCTGTAAATGGGGTGTTCATTCGGTCAATTCTGCCTGCAGCTTGAATCATAGTTTTGTATGAGTAATTTTGTGAGAAAAATATAATTGTGTCGGTTTCTATACAATTCCATCCTTCTGCACCAGCAGAGTATTGAACCAGATAAACCCATTCATCCGATTTTGGTATAGGCTCATGCTTATGACCATTCCATTCAGCTACTTTTGTCCTGCCATTACCAAGACTTCTTAACGTTTCCAGTTCATAATCAAAATTGTAAAATATAATTACTTTTGGATGATCGATAAGAAGATTCTCAATAGCTAATATTCTGTCAACCGACGAATTAGAAACTTTTCTCAACAAATAGCATAACTCACTAATGTTAGAAATAGGAACGTCTTCGTAAGGATTCCATCTACGTTTAAATACCATTTTGTATAGATCTTTGTCATAACCACATAGAATCGTTTCATCGTGAGCATCAGTTGGCTTTTTGTAATCCATAACTACGACTATTTGATTTCTTAATCGTATCAGTTTACCTACGTTGATATAATGGTCTACTTTTGGGAATTTCATATAACTGTTGTACACCACATGTTCTCGTATAAATTCAGTTCGATTTTTATAGAACCCATTTGCTATAAAGACGGGGATGTAATCCATCCAAGTATCCCCAGGGGTAGCACTTAATAGAATCCAGTTATTATTTTGGGCAATCTTAATAAAATTCCTAACCCATTTACCAGACCCGACAACTCGTTGCTCATCAAATATAAAGAAGGCATCTCGTACGTCTTTGTATTTTTCAATGTTATTCCAAGAATCAACAACCTCATTTGTTATAGAGAATCTGGAGCATTCTCGCTCCCACTCAAACGTATCTCTTTTTCTTGCTGTCGTGATTATGTACAACATTTTTTCGTTTGTCATGGGCTTATAATTTTCTTTGTCAAAATATCCACCGCATTCTTTCTCGAAATAATAAGCAATAGACGTCATAGATTTACCGGAGCCGACTCCACCACAAAGAATGGAGCCGGTCTTCAGTTCATCTATAGCTTTTCTCTGATGAGGATAAAGCTCACTCATTAACATCACCGTCAGGATTAGCTGCCGATGTTGGGACGTCGTAATATTTATCAGCAAATTCATCTTCGACTATTGTTGCATACATTGACTTTACATAAGCCTTAACGCCAGTTCTACCATTAACTTCCCATACATAGGGTCTGACAATAACATCGACATTAGACAGCTCAGCAAAATCAAGAAGACCGACTGTATCCTCATCAAGAAGAGTCTTGTTATGAGAAGTTACCAAGAATATCTTTGGCGGGATTTTTCCGAATGCTACTGCAATCTGCAAATATGCCTGACGGCTTTCATCAGGGTCTCTAGGCTCAAGCCACTTAATGTTCCATCCATCGCGAGCAAGCTGTTCAGCAGAATCAGAATCGAGGAAGAGGCAGAAGTTTCTTCTACCTGCCGGATTAAATTTTCCCTCTGCACCAGAGAAATTACGGAAGCCGATTCTTGCACCTTCGATAATAATGTTGTTAATATTGTTTGCCATGATTAAAAACTCCTTTTCTAAAAATATAATTTATTCGTCCCATGGAGGGGAATCGTCATATGGTTCAGTATCATTTGAAACGAACCATTCAAAATCGCCGTACTTCGAAATGTCTGATACGGCAGCATCAGCTAACGAAATATAATAGTTCATATCGACCTCGTTTTCGCCATCTGCTTTGCTTAATTCTTCTGACTCTATCCAACGGTAGCCTTTGGTTCCAGTAACAGAGTCATATTTTTCGCCATTCTGTCTGAGGAGAATTCCACCACCACATCCAGGTTTGACTGGTGTGAATAAACCAATTCTTCCTATAAAACGATAGTCATGTTCACCTTCGGGTAAACCCTCGTTCATGTCCAGATAAATGGCTGATTTAACACTCTTTGTTTCGCATAAGTCATCAAATATAATTGGCTCTTTGCTAAACAGCGTTTTAAACACATAGGGTGCTTGGAACTGAGCCCCTGTAGCAGTCCACTCGCCGGCATGTGGTCCATCTTTGTACCTAGCAATATAAACGGCATTATTGACCAGACACATTCTGTCATATGTAGCTTCATGCTCAAACGTGTATCCGTACTTTTTTCCGTATTCATATACGAATTGGATTATTTCTGGAGTTGCATTTGGTATCTTGATGGAATCAGTCTTAATATGGGCTACCGTAAAGCCTCTTTCTTGAACCTCATGCTTAAGATTTATCATGAACAATGCTCCACGTTTCGCAACTATGTTGTCGATATTTCTAGGATCTCTGAACTTGTTATCAAATTTCGCTGATGTCAATCCATATACAGAATTGATAGCAGTCTTAAGAGCGTTTGAAAGAGATTTCAGAATCGTTTCATCGTCATTCTTAATCGCTTCGTCGACGTACTTAACAAGTTTGCCATCCAACATCGTCTTAAGTTGCTCGAAATCCTTATGCTTGATTGCAATTCGTGCCTGCTTAATATCACTGAAGTTTTTGGTATACGGTCCGAATAGATTCAAAGCTTCTATACTTGACGGATGCATTGATGCAATGTCAAGAAGAGCGACGTCTACATACATACCTGGTTCAGAATATACATAGCCCCCCTCCTTGGGGTCTTCGCCTCTATATGAACTCTTTCCAAATTCGTACTTGTATCCGGGGAATATTGTAGACAAATCTGTATAAACGAATTCGCGCTGCGGATGCTTAGCGTTTCCAAATATAATTTTGGTAGTCAGAGCATTCGTTGTGTCGTTTACCGTAGAATCAGCTAAATCTGCCAATATTTTTCTTGCCGTAAAGTCTCCAGACAAATGTTTGAATACTGCTTCTGTTGCGAGAACGTCATCCACACAATATCCAGCAACTGTTTCCCATAATTCTTCGGGAACAGGCTTGTCCCATGGAAGACCCAACTCGTGATGATGAATTCCGAGCTTTATCTCCCATTTTTTCAGAGACATCTTATTGGCAGCGGAGGCGAAATCATAAATATCAGTGTACGATAAGTTATATGCTTCGCCAAACATCGAGTTCTTACTGTCATTAATTATTCTCTGCGAAAGGTTATATAGCTGTTCGTTTGTGTATCCCATCATTCTTGCGTAAAGAATATGATTGTCGTATTTTCGATTATTGAATCCAACCAGCTTAAAGTTTACAAGCTCCTCGATTTCTGCCGGCGTCGGATTAATCATCTTTACAGGATCCTTATTTTCAGCTTTCCAAACTACAATGAATAAATTTGAGAAAACTTCCACATCGAAAAATATCAATTCGTCGTGATTGCTCTTAACATACTCCGATTCCTCTTCTGACTTAAACTTCATCTTAGCACAAACGCCAAGACAGTATGCTGCCTGATGCGAACTGTTTCCTGCGAAAGCCATTATAGCAGGCCTCATGTCCGTGACATCATAAGGAACGCCTGCATTGTAGGCATCTTCAAGAATCTTAAATATAAAGTCAACACTAGGTCTCGTTGCACCGTGGTATTCTTTATTCAGATTTCTCTTGATACACGTTCTTATCGCCCTCTCATTTTTTAGTGATTCAAAATTAACCACATTTACCACTCCTTTCAAAGGTAAACCTGAATTAATTGTCGCCACTTCTAGGTCGTTACATTTTGTCAATTTTCTACGAAGAGATGCATTTCCATTAAAGACCTTAATTTCAATATTCTCATCATAGATTCTACTGAGCTGATTTACATCACCATCATAAATATAATGCAAATGTATGCCTGCTCCAGACTTACTCAACTCAGCATATGTAGCTGGCCATAAAGAGGCTGCTTTTAGATTCAGCTCATAATCTTTTTCTCCTTTCTCGTTCTTCAAATCAAAGTCTATTACTATATGACAACAAGGAACTTTGACGTAATGAAGTTTTGTCGTGTCTAAGTCAGACAACACCAATGTATTATTGTCCCATTTTTTCAAAGGGGCCCCATTTTCAGAAGCATACTGGGCGGGGTAGTCTGCTGCCAAAATATCAAAGATTGATGTTGTTGAATTGAACGATAACCAGGTCTTAACTGAGTCATCATTAATTTCTTCCTGACTTTCTTTAAATACACCAAACTTATCTTTTCTAAATCCAATGTATACTTTGTTGTATCGTACGCCATCGATTTGTGAACGCTCTTCATACTCTTTAAAATATCCTTTCAGCTCTTCTTTCACTTTACGAAGAGATAATGGATACGGTATGTTTGCCATTTCACTATAATCCTTATACATCTTCCACGCTTGTTGCAAGGTGGTGGCTTGCTGCGATGCAAACGTTTCAAATGAATCTTCCATGAAATCGTAGAAATCATTTGTCGCACTAATCATATCG